TGGGGACGCAGCGACTGGTCGGGTTCCGGTATTCGCACGGCGACGAGGCGATCACGCTGCAGGACGGGTCGAAGATCGAGTTTAGGACGCGGACGAAGTCAGGCCTGAAGGGCGTCGACGACGTGGCGCTGCTGGTGCTCGACGAGGCGCAGATCCTGTCCGAGTGGGCGCACGGCACGATGGTGCCGACGTTGCGCGCGTCGACTGCGGAGCGGGGGCCGCAGCTTGTCTACGCCGGCAACGCTCCCGACCAGGACAAGGACGATCACGCGATCGTGTGGACGAGGGTGCGCGAGCGCGGCATCGACGGGGTGGAGGATTCGCTCGTCTACCACGAATACTCGCTGGACTTCGAGTCACCGGACGAGGTGCCCGAGGACGTGGCGCGCGACCCGGCGGCGTGGCTCGAGGTGAACTGGGCGATGGTCAGGGGCCGCGTGACGGAGAAGCACATGGCGAAGGAGATTCGCCTGCTCGGTTGGCGGCAGTTCGTGACCGAGCTCTTGAACGTGGGCGACTACCCGGACACCGATCTGGTCGGCAACCAGGAGATCAGCCAGGAGAAGTGGGAGGCGTGCGAGGATGCTGAAGCCGTACTGGTGGATCCGATCTGCATTGCGTTCGATGTGGCACCGAACCGGCGGACGACTATCACGGCGGCAGGCTTGAACGAGCGGGGCCGCAAGATGGTGGAGATGGTCAGCTGCCGCGCCGGCACGGGCTGGGTGCCCGAGTTCGTCGTCGGACTGTGCGAGAAGCATGAGGTGATCGAGCTCGTCTGTGACGGCTTCGGTCCGGCGAACGCCATCGCGAAGCAGATCGAGGAGCAGACCGGACTGGACGTGCGCCGCCTGAAGACGGGCGAGTACGCGGACGCCTGTGGGCAGTTCGCGACCGCCGTCGAGGAGAACGACCTGCTTCATCTCGGCCAGGAGGAGTTGTCGACCTCGGTGCGCGGTGCTCGCACGCGGCCGCTCGTCGACCGCTGGGCATGGTCGCGTTCCAAGTCGAAGACGGATCCGGGGCCGATCATCTCCTCCTCGATCGGCTTGTGGTCGGCAATGGACAGGGACATCGCGAACAGTGAGGTGATGATCTTCTGATGAACGAGAAGACGGTGGTCGAATACGGTGAGCGCCCGTGCCAGAAGTGCGGCAAGCCGCACAACTCCTACCGCGATCCGCTCGAGCCGAGCGTGGCTGCGTCGTGGGCTGACCCGGTCGACGGGCACACCTACGAACCGCGCTCATGGGAGTCGCTGTACCGGGAGGCGGTAGCAGCCTGATGGCAGTCAAGTTCAATGTCCAGATCCCGTTCACGCAGAAGCTGATGCGCGTGCCACGCTGGTTCTGGCGTCTGAGGAATCCGGGGTCGGTGTTCTGATGGTGATCTCCTTCCGGCGCTGGTTCTCCTGGCGTCTTCTCAACCTGGCACGGATGGTCTACCCCGCCAAGACGAAGCAGCGGGTCTGGCAGATCATCGAGGTGCCGCGTCGGCTCTCGCAGCAGGAAGCTGACGATCTCGCCTCCCAAGTGGTGAACCTCTGATGGTGAGGGGATTGCTCCTGATCTCTCTCGGCGCTGGACTGGTCGGCGTCGCAGACGCGGTGTGGGGCGGCGTCTGGAAGACGGAGGGCTGGCTGATCGTCTGCCTTAGCGCGCTGGTCGCGGCACAGGTCGTCGAGAGGATGCGCGCATGAGTCTGTTCGAGAGGATGACCAGGGGAGTCAGGCCGGCGCGTAGCGAGCAGCTGCTGGAGCGCGATGTCGAACCGCTCGAGGGGACGAACATGAGCCTCTGGGATTCGATCATCCCCAACTTCTGGACGGAGAACGGGCTCAACGCCGCCGGCCAGATGTTCTGGCCCGGTAACGGCCTGCTCGCAGAACGCACTTGGATCTCGAACCGCTGCATCCAGATGAACGCGCAGCAGATCGCCTCGATGCCGCTGCGCTTCGAGGCACCGAACGTGGCGGACGCGACGGAGCCGATGTGGGTCTGCAACCCGGACCCGCTCTTCTACCCGAACGGTGTCTCGGACGCGATCTTCGCGCTCGTCGCTGACATGTACGGCTGGGGGTACGCGCTCGCCTACATCACGCAGCGCTACGCGAACGGCTTCCCGCGCAACTGGACGACGATCCCCGCCCGCATCTGCGAGCCGCTGTGGCGCGACGGTGTGCGCGAGTACAAGATCCTGGGCGGGGACACTCTCGACCCGGCCGACGTGATCCAGATCGACCGCAACCCCGGCGCTCAGGCGACCTTCCAGGCGCACGGCACGCCGACGATTCGCGCCTACGCGCAGCTGGCCTGGGGACTGCTCGCCGCCGGCAACGCGGCGCTCGAGGTGAACACGGGGGGGATCCCGAAGGTGGCGCTCAAGTCGCAGCGCAAGCTGGACTCGGCGCAGGCCGAAGCGATCCAGACCCAGTGGCAGGCGAGGACTGCCGCCCGGTCAGGCGCTCCTCCCGTGTTGCCTCCCGAGCTCGACTTCGAGCAGTTGTCCTTCAACCCGAAGGACCTGTCGCTGCTCGAGAACCAGGACTTCAACGCGGTCGCGCTCGCAGCCGCCTTCGGCATCCCTGCCATCCTGTTGAACCTGACGGTCGGCGGTGGGCGCGGCAACGCGAGCCTGACCTACCAGAACCCAGGGATGCTGGGCGAGATGTGGTGGCGCTTCGAGTTGCGCCCGACCGCGAAGAGGATCGCGGACGCGTTCACCTCGCAGGCTCTGCCGTCGGGCCAGTGGGTCTGGTTCGACGCGAACGACACGTTCATGCCGCTGCACCTCGAGCAGGGCGTCACCGCCGGACCGTTCGCAACGGCGGCTGACGATCCGCAGCGCGCGGATGAGGATGCCCCACAGACGCCGGACGCCCCGCCCACTGCGGGGGCGTCGCCGGCCCAACAGAACCAGCCGCCACAGCCGCGACTGGTCGGACTAGGGAGGAACTGATGAGCGAAGTTGTGGAAGAGGCCAAGGTCGGACGCGACATCCTCGTCCGCACTTTCGCCGTCCAGGCACAGCCGGGTGACGGGCGCACCATCAACGTGCGCGTCGTCCCGTTCGACGAGGTGGCGGACGTTGCGGATCCGCCGGACTTCAAGCCGTACAAGGAGCAGTTCATGCCGGGGGCGTTCGCGCGCAACGTGCCTCACGCGCACCGGATCCGTCTGCGCTCGGATCACAATGCGCTGGACGAGAACGGTGGTCGCAAGTCGGGCACGTCCGGCATCGTCGGCACGGGCAAGACCCTGACTGAGACTCCCAGTGGGTACGAGGGCGAGTTCCAGTTCCTCGACACGGAGCAGGCGATGACCGCACGCGAGCTCGTCCTGAACGGCGGCTACGACGGCGTGTCCGCAGAGTTCCTGCCGATCAAGTCGGCTTGGGTTGACGGGGTCAAGCAGCGCCAGGTCGCGCATCTGGACAGCGTCGCGCTCGCCACCGGTCCCGCCTACTCGAGCGCCGCGATCCTCTCGCTGCGCGAGGAGCAGATCGTGGACGAGTCCATGTTGCCTCCGCTGCCCGACCTTGCTCTGCTCGAGCGGTGCGCGGAGCTCGGCATCGAGCTTCCCGAGGGCATGGCGATGCTGCTCTCGCGCGCCTACGTCGAGACATCGTGGGACGGGTCGGCCGGCCGCTACGACACGCCCGAGGCGTACTGCGCTGCCGCCGCGATCGACCTGAACCGGAGCGGCGGACCGAAGACGAAGGACAACTGCCACCTCCCCTACAAGGAGCCGAGTGGCGAGATCAACGTCAACGGCGTCAAGGCAGCGCTGTCGCGGATCGGCCAGGGTTTCCCGAACGACGCGACCCAGGGCCAGCGAGACGCGGCCCGGACGAAGCTGGAGAAGATCCTGGCTTCGTACAACTCGATGAGTTCATCCACCTGATCCTCTACTCTTGAACCGCTCACCACACAGGGCGCACCTCGAGCCAACAGGCACCCCGGCGCTGACCGGCACCCCTGACATCGACACCCGCCGCGCAATGTCCATGTCAATCAGTACGGAGGTGTAAAACGATGAGCGACACGACTCAGTCGGAGACTCGGCTGGCGACGCTCCTCGACGAGCGCCAGATCATCACGGAGAAGTGGGAGGCGCTGAACGCGTCGATCAACGCCCGTGACGAGAAGGCTCTCACCGAGACAGAGCAGGAGCACGTCCTGATGTACCGCGAGCGCGTCACCACGATCGACGCGGAAACGACGACGCTCTCCAACGACATCGAGTCCACCCGCAACGCCATCGCCAACGCGGCCAAGCTGCGCCGGCTGATGGCAGGCGAGACGGAGGGTGTCGAGATCGACGGCGACGGCATCATGTACCGCGACTTCGCCGCCTACGCGCGTGACATGGTTCTCACGCGCGGTACGACCCAGTGCGACAAGATCGCGCAGCTGGCCGGCGGGAACGACGAGGTGCTCAAGGCTCGCGAGCGGCTGCAGTTGCTGCAGAGGGTCCCGGCGAACACGCTCTCGAGCAACGTCGCCGGACTGCAGACGCCGCAGTACCTCGACCAGATCTTCCAGATCATCAACAAGAACCGGAATCTGGTCAACTCGGGCATGAGGACCTCGCTGATGCGGGGCACGCTCACCTACCCGAAGGTCACCACCCGCCCGATCGTCTCGGTGCAGGCCTCGCAGAAGACGGAGGCCGGCAACCAGGGCATGGTCGTCGACTTGGTCACACAGACCGCGTCGACCTACCTCGGCGGCGGCGACCTGTCGTGGCAGGCGATCAACTGGACGACGCCGGACGCGTTGTCCCTGTGGTTCGACCTGGCCGCTGCCGACTACGCGCTGAAGACGGAGCAGGACGCCGCCAAGGCGGTCACTGACTCCGCGTTCACGAACAAGATCGGCACGACCGTCGGCGCGACCGACACCTTCGCCCAGATGATGACGGGCATCGGTGCTGGTTACGGCGCTGTGTTCACGAACAGCGGTCGTGTCGCTGACACGATCTACCTCGCCCCGGACCGCTTCGGCTACTTCCTGGGGCTCACGTCCAACGCGTTCACGCAGTTCATGAGCGTCAACGGCCAGAACATTGGGCCGCTGAACATCGTGATCTCGCGTGGACTCGACGCTGGCACGATCATCGTCGGTGACTCGGCTGGCCTGCTCGTCGCAGAGACGGCGGGGGCTCCGGTCGAGCTCCGCGTGGTCGAGCCTGCGATCGGCGGCGTCGAGGTCGGCATCATCGGAGCCTTCGAGGCCGATGTGGTCGACAACGGCGCGTTCTCACTGATCACGACCGCCTCGTAAGCTACG